TAGAGGAAGCGATGATGCCGGCACGATTCACCTTTACGGCGACGGCAGCATTCCCACGGATAGCAAGGCTCATTGGGATTCCTATTCGCAGCGACTCAAACTGCTTGCTGAGCTTGGTGTTGGTGCGAAATAACTAACCCCGCTTCCCGCGCTGCGTCGTCAAACATGACGCAGCCATCGACGTAAACATTGGTCAGCGCAATGGCGTTGTCAGGAATGGCAGCGCCAGGCATCCATCCATCAACGATCCGCGTTTTCCCATAATGCGCTGCCAGCGCCATTGCGTGTGCGGTCTTCCCGCATCCATGCTGGCCGTAAATGATGGTTGGTATTTCATTTTTTAGTTGTCTTTCCTGCTGCCAGCATGAACCGCCGATGATCGGCTTGGCAACGAATAGCAGCCCTTCCGGGCGGCATGCGCCGGATTCTGATCGGGCGCGTTCGCAGTACGGACTGGAATACCCATAAACAGGATCGACGCTTTGTCCGTCTGGTGCCCCGCAATTCGGGTATTTGTCAACAGACGGCCTGTATTTCACGTGTGCGCAGTTGATGCAGAATTTTTGCTGCGCTTGCGATGCATCGCTCATGGTTCTTTCCTTTATTGGTGATAAACAATTTGCGCTGAAAATCATCACAGCGCCCCCTCAAGCTCGCAAAACCCCTGCAAATCCCCCAGCAGCCCGGTAACGGTAAGGCGGGCATCGTACGTACCAACAAGCGAATCCGGATAACGCTCGCTCATTGCCACAAACCGTTTTGTTTCGGTGCCGCAAATCACTGCGCGCCTGCCTGAAAACACAAAAAGCGCGAACGGGCGTGCATCAGGCCGGGCGCGGCGCAGCACCGCGCGCACGATATCCGTCTGTGTCAAGGACTTCACCTTGTTACGGAAACGCGGCATCGGAACGGCCGTTGCCGCAACAGATAGTGATGGTTTGGAAGCGCGCGCCGCGCGCAATGATTTCGTGGCCATCAGCGCACCCTCAGCCGGTGGGATTGATTAGCCAAAACATCAGCCAGCGCGCACTTCATCGGCGGCCTGTGCATCAAGTCAATTCTGGACGGCTGCACTTGAATTCCAACAATCTTTGTCGCCTCCCCAGCTCGGCGCAGCGTATTTTCAATCTGCTTGACCAGATATTCTGGCAGCACAAACATGGCTCCGTTATGGGAAATGTCGCGCTCGGCAAAAATCCGCTTGAGTGCGCCGGGCTTCATGGTTGGCCACTCCGCGAGAATTTCATCTGTCGTGATGCGCGGATTCTCCATAATTCGCCGCAATATCTGGAATGAGAGCATTTGCGTGTTCAGCGCGCGCATCGTTACCTCGCACAAGAAAGAGCAACCTCGATATCCCTCAAACCTGACTGCATTGCCGATATGGCCTCACTCAGCTCTCGCTGGGCGTCCAGCAATTCGTCACGGGTCGCACCATCAACCAGCGCCGCGACCGCGTTGTGCGCCTCAGAGCACTCCTTGATGATGTTTTGCAATATCCCGACCGCATCCAACCTTCCCGCGCCAGATGCCACAGCAGAGGCTGAAACACCAACACTGCGAACCACATCACTCACGCACCGCACTCGATCGGCGATTGGCAGAGCCCACAGTACAGACGGAAGGAAATTGACTGGAAGCAAATTCGTGTCTTTCGACTGGTCATCCAGCCAGCGAAAAATTCTGTCGGCATTCACCCTGGCGCGCTCGAACTTATCGCGAGTTGGCGGGTCGAACTCAATTCCGGAAATTTTGTCGATTCCAAGCGATTCGTGCGCCTCGACGATGCACATGGCAGCCGTTTCCCTGCTCCACCGTTGGCGCTTGCGCCACTCGTTGACATGGTGCTGAATGATTGAAACAACAGAGCCGTGCGTTGCGCGTTGCATGATGTTTGCCTTTCTGTCGATTACATTGAATCGGCGCGCTGAGAATTAGCACCATTTCTTTGTTTGAGGAAAATTTCAGGGTGGTCTACCTTAACTTTTGCCGGAATTCCACGCGTTAGCCAGTTCTGTACTCGCTGAATACCGCCATCGGCGTAACCAAGCAGATCAGCCACTTTTTTTGGCCCACCAAGCTCCTCAATTAACTTCTTGTCTTGATCATGCATATCAACCCCGAGGGAGATTCGAATGCGCACATTAAACACCACGTTTAATCACGAGTCAAACAATTTGTGTAACAACGCGATGTTTAGTACTCGCATAATCAGGCGCATGCATGAGCAAATGACAAGGCTTTACGAGGCCGCCAAAAATCTGAAGAAAATTGACGGGCCATCGGAACTGGCCCGGAGGCTTGGCACATCACCGCAAACAATCAACAATTGGGAGCGGAGAGGCATATCGAACAGCGGAATGCTGCAAGCGCAAAAAGAGATTGGCTGCTCGGCTGAATGGCTAAAAACAGGGCGTGGCCTCATGGTGCTGGCGCCGCAATTTGCTCCACCCAACATCGAGCCCGCTAATAACGGCATGACTCGAATCCCATTGATCAGCTATGTTCAGGCAGGCGGGATGACGGAAGCTGTTGACCCGTACTCAATCGGAGATGCAGCAGAATGGCTGCTAACGGACCTTGAGCTTTCGGCCAACTCTTTCGCCCTTCGCGTCAAGGGCGACTCTATGCTCCCGGAATTCCGTGAAGGCGACATCATCCTTGTAGACCCTGCAGTCGAGCCGATGCCGGGAGATTTTGTTGTGGCCAAGAACGGCGAAAACGAAGCCACGTTCAAGAAATACCGACCTCGTGGTATCAACGAGCGTGGCGAAAAGGTCTTTGAATTAACCCCGCTGAACGACGATTACGAGTCCATGCGCTCAGACATCACGCCGATCAGGATCATTGGCACGATGATTGAGCATCGACGGTTTAGGCGGAAATAGAGAATTACCCTGCACTGATTGGAGGAATAGATTTTGGATTGGCTTAAGCATCTTAAAACTTGTCTTCACAGTGGAGGCAAATCAGACAGCAACGGACAGCCGATCAACAAGACATTCAGGGCTGGCGCGGTATTAGATAAAAAATCGATGAGCTTATCGGCCTGATAAAAGGCGTGATGGCGGATGGGATGGTTCATCAAGGGGAAGTCGAGTTCCTGCTTGGATGGATGGACGCAAACAGAGAAGTAAGAAATCAATGGCCAGCAAAGGTTATCTACCCGCGCCTTGTGGCTGCTCTTGAGGATGGGAAAATTGATCTTGATGAAGAGCGCGAGATCATGGATATCCTGCTCGCAACGGTCGGCGGCAATACAGCCACATTCATCAATGAGTCAAGCAACAGCTCAGCGCTTCCACTAACAGCGCCACAGCCAATTGTTCTATTCGAACAAAAAATATTCTGCTTCACAGGAAAGTTTGCCTCTGGCAGCCGCCAATGGTGCGAGGAGTTGACATCTTCGCTTGGCGGAGTGGTGTCTCCGGGCATCACCAAACGACTCAATTACTTGGTTATTGGCGAAATTGGAAGCCGAGACTGGATTCACTCAACGCACGGCAGGAAAATTGAAAAGGCAGTTGAATACGTCGATGCTGGATCCAACATTGCGATAGTAAGCGAAATGCACTGGCATGAGCATATTCCAAATGACCTGAGGTGAAAGCAGCACATCAACAACCAAGCCCGCCACGCGCGGGCTTTTTTATTCCCCCAACCAAAAAACTCACGCAGAAAATTAAACAAAATGTGTCGTTTGCGCCCCAATTAAACAATTTGTTTGACACGCGGTTAAACATGGTGTTTAATCACTCCCGTAAACAAAACGGGAGGCGCAAATGCACGCATACAAAGTTACCGTACGTACCGCGCAACACCAGATCACATACACCGCCATTGGTCCCACCAGTGCCGATGTAAGTATTGCCGCCATCGACGCTCACGGCATCTGCGCCGTCTCCGTTCATCCAATCGGAGGCTGACATGCGCATACTCCTCGAAACCATCGCTGTATTCGCCCTGATTGCGCTCATATTGGCTGCGCCGCCAGCAATTGAGAAGTACAACAAATCGCGCGAGGCAGCCGCGACCAAACAAAAAATCCGTCAGCAGCGCATGGCCGAAGAGGCCAACGCTGAATTCAAGCGCCGCCAGCCCACCGAAGACTTCAACAAGATGCTGGCGCCCATCGCGCAGGCCGAGGTGCGCAAATGATCCGCGCACGCATCCAACCAGATCGAGCATCGCTCGAAATCATGCACCGCAAGCTGCAATTCCCGGTTCCGCTGGATGACATGCTGCGCCACCCCGTCATGCGCATCACCATCGAGGCCGTGGCGCGCCGCCACATGCGCTCCCGCGCCAAGTTCGACCACAAAAAAATCCAAGCCAACGACTCCAGCAGAGACCCGCCCAGTGGGGCGTAGGCGGGACGAATATCCCCCACCGCACAAGCCGGCTTCCTCCGCCGGTGATTGTGCCGACTGGCCGGCGTAAGCGGCCAACCATCAAATCAATCACAAGGAAAACCACATGACCACCGCACACATCCCAACCGTCATCGGCACGCCGTTTGCCGGCGGCTTCTACGCCGGCACCGTACGCATCGAAGGCGCACTGCACGCACTCATCGTTGCACCGAAAGCCGAAGGCCAGCACGAGGCTGCACGCTGGAACGGCAGCACCGACGAAGTCACTGGCGCCCTCTCCTACAACGATGGTCTTGCCAACACCAAAGCAATGGCCGCGGACGGCAGCAAGCTGGCGCAATGGGCGCTCGAGCTGAACATCGGCGGCTTCAGTGACTGGTACCTGCCGTCTCTGGACGAACTTGAAATTCTCTACCGCAACCTGAAACCGACGGAAGAGAAAAATTACTGCTGGGCGCGCTCTGGCATCAACCTGCACGCCGACGAGCCGACCGCGCCATATACGCCGGATTTCCCGATGCAAACCACCGCCAAAGCATTTCGCTCCGGTGGAGCCGAAGCATTCGATCCTGCCTGGCACTGGTCCAGCACACAGCACGCCGCCCACGGTTCGTGTGCCTGGATGCAGGACTTCAGCAACGGCAGCCAGCACGACGGCCGCAAGGGCAGCGAGTACAGGGCGCGTGCCGTCCGCAGAATCGCCATTCAGTAATTCAGTCACTCATCCATTAAAAGGCAAATCATGAGCACAAGGGCGCAATGGGAAAGCGAGAACCTCAAATCAGGAGAGATTTACGCCGGCCTCATCCTCGGCAAAAACGGTCCGGATCATCATCTGATTCTGCTGCCGGGCGAAGCGGAAAATCTGACGTTCGCGCAAGCAAACGAGTGGGCCAAAGAAGCCGGTGGAGAGCTGCCAAGCCGCCGCGAACAATCGCTGCTGTTCGCAAATTGCAAAGACCAGTTTCAGCCGCGTTGGTACTGGTCAAGTGAACAGCACGCCGCCAACGGTTCGTGTGCCTGGATGCAGGACTTCGACGACGGCGACCAGAACAACAGCCACAAGGGCGGCGAGTTCAGGGCGCGTGCCGTCCGCAGAGTAACCATTTAGTCACTCAGTAATTCAGCCATTTTTTCGTTTCAAAAATTCCGCATGGCACTCCATTTCGACACCGAGATATACAAAGTGGCCTACGAACTGCTCAATCTCATCACCGACCTTGCCAAAAACATGCCGCGAGACTTCAAGGCGACCATTGGCGGCAAATTGCGTGATGAATGCATCGAAATCAGCACGCTCATCTACCGCGCCAACGTCGCCGACGACAAGACGCCATTTTTGAGCACGCTAATCGAGCGTGTGCAGGTCGCAGAACTGCTTATCCGGCTTTCCAGAGACAAAAAGCTCATTTCGACCGGGCAATACGCCAGCGCCATCGAGCTGGCGGCTAGCGTAGGAAAGCAGGCGAATGGATGGCGCCGTTCATTACTCACGCCAGCTGCATGTCAGCCAAGGTTGATATGACCGAGCGTTTATTTAATCTGGTCGTGCCGCTGGCCGAATCTCCGGCCACCGCCATGCGCACCACGGAAACCAACGCGCACGCGAGCGCGGAACGGTCCGGCGCAGTTTCTCTGCCGATCGGCACCAGCCTTCGGCCGGGCGACGTAGATAGCACGAATCACAGCACGCCGCCAACGGTTCGTATGCCTGGATGCAGAACTTCAACAACGGCAACCAGAACAACAACCACAAGGACAACGAGTACAGGGCGCGTGCCGTCCGCAGATAAAAGCGGCCCCCGTGCGGAATTTTCATTTTCCGAGCTGGTGCAGGCATATCTCGACTGCCGCCAGCACAAGCGCAACACATCCAGCGCACTGGCATTCGAGCAAAACCAAGAGCGCAACCTGATCGAGCTGCGCGATGAACTGCTGTCCGGCCAATACCGCCCCGGCAAATCCATCTGCTTCATCATCACCCGGCCGAAGCCACGCGAGGTATGGGCGGCTGATTTCCGTGATCGAATCGTGCACCACCTGCTCTACAACCGCATTTCCGCGCGATTTTATGCCTCATTCATCGCCGACAGCTGCGCCTGCATTCCAGGGCGCGGCACCCTGTACGGCGCGCAGCGGCTTGAGACGAAAATCCGCAGCATTACACAAAACTGGAGCCAGCCGGCGCACTACCTCAAATGCGACCTGGCCAACTTCTTCGTCAGCATCGACAAAGCCATCCTGTGGGAAATGATTGCCGCCAAGGTGCCAGAGCCGTTCTGGCGTGAACTGACGCACACCATCCTGTTCCACGATCCGCGGCGGCATTTCGAATGGCGCGGCGACCGCAACAAAATCGAACTGGTACCGCCGCACAAACGGCTGACAAACCAGCGCGCAGGCTACGGTCTGCCGATTGGCAACCTCAGCAGCCAGTTTTTTGCCAATATCTACCTGAACGCGCTGGACCAGTTCATCAAGCACAAGATCGGCTGCCGGCACTACATCCGCTACGTTGACGACTTTATTTTGCTGCACCGCGATCCGCATTGGCTCAATGCCGCGCTGAAAGGCATCAACGCTTTCGTGCGCGAACGGCTAAACGTCCGCCTGAACACCAGCAAAACCATTCTGCAGCCGGTCGACCGAGGCGTCGACTTCGTCGGCAGCGTCATCCGGCCGTGGTCGCGCAGGACGCGCAAACGCACCAAAAACGAAGCCCTGCACCGCATCGCCTGCCTGCCGGCCGACCGCGTCTGGCAGACCGCAAACAGCTATTTCGGCCTGCTTCGCCAATCACCCAGCAGCCACTCCGATCGAGCCGCCCTGGCCAATGCCGTGCGCAGGCGCGGGAACTCTGTCGACATGAATCTCACCAAAACCTATCAGAAACGCACATGAACACAGAAATTCAGACTGGCACACCAGTCAAATACATCGACACCAATGGCATCGAGCAAAGCGGCATCTTCCACGGCTGGCTACGCTCGCGCCGTCAGGATGGGCAGCGCACCGGCCTGATTGCCACCCCGACCAACCTCGGCACCCTGCTGGAAACCGCAGCTGAGCGCAACATCATGGAGCGCCAGCAATGAGCGCCGGGCAAAAATTCGATAGCGGCAAGCGCCGCTGGTCGCTCCTGCCTGCCGGCTCAGTCGAGGAAGCCGTTGATGTGCTCGAAATCGGCGCAGCCAAATACAGCGAAGACAACTGGCAGCGCGTGCCGAATCCGCGCACCCGCTACTACAACGCGCTCATGCGCCACATCAACGCATGGTGGACTGGGGAGCAGAAAGACCCGGAAACCGGCAAGCACCACCTTGCGCACGCCATCTGCTGCGCCATGTTCCTGATCTGGTTTGATATCAACGGAGGCGGCAATGCCTAAATCCAAGCGCCCACGCCACTCCAAGCAGACACGACGGCGCCAGTCAAACCCGCGCCTAATCGCCCAGCCATGGAAAACCGCTGCAGTGTTCGATCCGATCGAGCGCATTGTTGACCAACTTGAGCGAGACGGCACCGTCACGGTAACCTTGGACGGCATGCCCGTGTTCCTGAATACAGACGGCAAATGGTACTCCAGCGTTGCAGCCATTGAAGGCGTCATTCAGGCATTCGAAATCCACTCCGGCCGCACCAATCATGCGCTGCCAATCAGGCCGCTGCACCAGCTAGCGACCAAGCTGCGCATTGGCATGCCGATATTTTCATCCGACACGACCGCAGTCAGAGCTGCGCTCAATGTTTTGCGCCGCGCCGGCAACAGCCTGACCGCCGACGAAGCTGCCGAGCTGGCGCAGGCGGTATCCATTTCAGCTGCAATGGACAAGGTAATGGAGGCGGCATGAGCGATTTCGCCAAACAATATACAAAAACCACGCCTCGCAGCAAAACCAGTACGCTCGTTGCCGCGCTTCGCATCCTTGCCAATGACGTTCAATCCCAGGACGGCGTGGCAAATGCTGCGCTGTATGAAGCGTCTGAACGAATGCATGAGCTTTCGAAGCAGCGGGATGCCCTGATAGCGGCCATGACAGGAGCTGCTACAAAACTAGAAGCCGATGGCGACGAATGGCACGTTGCGGCTGAACTGCGCGAGGCCATCGCTAGCGTGAAAGGAGGCGAAGCATGAACCGCATGCAAACCGCCCTGCTTGACATCATCCGCATCACGCTCGCCCACACCGGCGCCAGCGACATCGATGTCAGCGAAATCATCGCCCGCAAAACGCAACATTTCGGCCACGAATTCCCGTTAAACGAAACCCGCTCAGAGGGTTGCGGTTACGCCACCGCAGAAAGGACAGCAGCATGACATGGATTCTCACCGCGTCCGGCAAGACGCTCGATTTCCTCAACCCGGTGCCAGAACAAATCGACATTCTGGACATCGCACAAGGCCTGTCGAACGAGTGCCGCTTTTCCGGCCAATGCAAGGTGTTCTATTCCGTGGCGCAGCACAGCGTGCTGGCCA